TGAGCAGTCTGTTGGCATGAGTGAGGTAGAACTGCTAAATAAACAACTGGATCTATTGAATGGATGATTACAAAAACGTAAAAGAAGTGACAATCTTAGTTGATGGAAAGAAAGTGCATATAAGATTATTTTACTGTAGCAAAACAAAAGGTTTGCATCCAATGCCAGCACTAGCATCAAAAGGCAAATCAGTATCTATGGATTATATTTTAGAGGTGTTAAATGGATAATTGTAATCATTGCTGGCATAACAATGGAACTTTATTAACGTCAAATCCACCGCAATCACCAGAAACTTGTTGCCATTGTGGAGAACGTAGAACAATAACTTATGGACAGATAGATAATACAGTTCATGGAAAATACAAACCACAAACATATACAATGGCACACCCTTACATTAAATCCAATTAACTTATGGAACTTACCAATGAAACCAATCACAACTGACCAAGTGTGGAACGAAGACGAAGAGAGAGAATGGGACTCATTCTTTAAGCGTACAGATGCAGCGCTTGCAGAAGCTGGCTTGCCTGTGCCTAAGAATACAAAACAAGTTGATGAAACTTTAAACGAGCGTGGCTGTCGATATGGTAAATTTGCAGATCACGCAATGATTGCCCAGATGCTAAAGCAGTATATGCACAATACGCAAAACTGGTTTGACCTGTCATATGATCAGAAAGAAGCTCTGGACATGATTCAGCACAAGATAGCTAGGATTCTTAACGGAGATCCTAATTATGCTGACTCTTGGCATGATATTGCTGGATACGCGTCATTGATAGACAAGAGATTGACAGACGGAACGAGTCTGTGATATATTCGGTTTACCAGCAATGGTAACTCTTCTCCGAGTTTACTTGGACTTCGATAGGTGGATGCGACCAAGCGCGATGAAGCCTATCACTTTAGAATATTGCTAGTTGCCTGATCCGCAACGGCAATCGTGGGATAACGAGAGATGATCACCTACGTTATGATGAATACTAGATACATCCAAGCTCCGAGATGGCTTGCCCATGAAAATCTCCTAAATTCAACTGAGGCAGATATATGATTAAAGGCTTACTAGATACTAAAACCACAATCCCATCTGCCAAAGAGATTGCAAAGAATACAGAGAATGCAATCAAGAACTATGCATTAGCACCACAAAACCCATCATTGCCTAACACAGCCTACTGGAAAAAGATGGCTGACATGTGGCGCATCACACCAGATCAAGCAAAGCGCAGACGTTGCGGCAATTGCGAATACTACGAAAACACACCAAGCATGCTAGAAGCGATGGAAGCGATTCCATTGAACAAGTACGATCTATATGACGGTCAAGCACAGCGTGGCTATTGTCATAAGCTAGACTTTATCTGCCATAACTCTCGCGTATGCAGCGTATGGGAAGAGAAAGAATACGAAACCCCAGAAGATGAGATGGAGAGTGATTATGCGTAACATGGATAAAGTAGCTGAAAAGATCAGCAAGGTAATGGGCGAATATAAAGACAAGAGCTTGCACTCTGGCAAAGGCGGTAAAGTTGTAAAGAATAAGAAGCAGGCAATTGCAATTGCTTTATCAGAGGCAGGCGTTGCTAAGAAAGGCAAAAAATAATGCGTGACTACAACAAGATTGCAGAAAAGATGGACAAGTTATGGTCTGGTGGCAAGTTCCATCCAGTGAAGCCTGTTAAGCCTGCACAGACTACAGACAAGTTAATTACAGAAGCTATGGACAAGTTCCAAAAGAAAAAATAATGGCTGGATTGCTGGATAACTTTAAAAGCATATGGGAACTTGGGGCATATAATGTCCCATCACTTATTCCTATGCCAATTCCAAAAGCGCCAGTTCCTGCTAGTGCAAGGATGTTAGCGCAAAGTATATTCAATCCAAAAGAGATTACAGAAAAAGATTTTACTGCTGCAGAGCGCAAAGCAATGAAGGGCGCAACAGAGACTGCAATGCAAAGAGCATTCGATAATAGTCAAGATCAGACATATGCTAACTACTTAAAAAAGATAGAAGCTATGCCTCAAGATAAGATGGTTAAATCTGTTTTTGCGCCAAGTATGGTTAAGGCTGGAATTGAAAGAGAGCAAACGGTAAGAAATATGTCACCGTCAGTTCAATACTTTGATTATCCTGTGGATAAAATGTACAAAGGATATGGCATTGGTAACACTCCAATGTCTTCACACTTTATTGATCCTGCTATAGCAATGTCAAACGTGGTAGGAAGATCGTTTTACAAGCAAGATCCATCTGGCAACACTGTTATTACAGACACCTATGACTTCCCTAAAGGGATGAAAATGGAAGATTACAAGAACTGGTCTAAGCCTTTTGCGGCAGCGCATATTGTTGGCGAGACATTCGGAAGATCGATGCCAGTAAATATTAATCTTGGATTACTACAACAACCAAAGAAAAAAGAACAGGTTTTACTTTTTGAATAACAAAAGGATCACCAACCTTCGGGAGTGATATTATGGCAGCTAGAATAAGAACAAAACATCAAGATGAAGTACGAGCAAGGATTCAAGCCTCCGTACTCATTGGACTATTAGAAAGCCACGCGATGGGCGATATTGAATTGTCAGCCAGTCGCATTAGGGCTATTGAGTTACTACTCAAGAAAACTATACCAGATCTACAATCAGTAGAGCTTACTGGCAATGACGATAACCCAGTCGCACTCAAAGTCATCACAGGGATTGCTAATGACAGACCTAAGTGATGTAGAAGAGTACGAAGAGCAGGAAGAGATTGACTTAGGATACAGACCTCGAGAACCTCAAAGCAGAATACATGCAGCAATGAGGGAGTCAAGGTTTGTTGTAGTTGTTGCCCATCGTCGTATGGGTAAAACTGTATCCGCAATCATGGAGCTTGTTGACAGGGCATTAAACAACGACATGCCTAACCCAAGATACGGTTATATCGCACCAACTTATGCACAGGCTAAACGTATTGCTTGGGATTACTTGGTTGAGTACACGAGACCACTTGGAGCTAAGGTAAACATTGCCGAGCTGCGAGTGGACTTCTTAGGCAGACGTATCAGCCTGTACGGATCTGAGAATGCTGAGTCATTGCGCGGTCAATACTTTGATGGCGTGGTACTTGATGAGATTGGTGACCAGAACCCTAAAATCTGGACAGATATTATTAGACCTGCACTAACTGATCGCAAGGGCTGGTGTTTATTCATTGGTACGCCAAAGGGTAACAACCACTTTGCTGACTTTAAAGAGCGTGGTAAAGAAGGTAACGGCTGGCAGTTCTTAGAGTTTAAGGCTAGTGAGACCAAGATTTTAGACGCATCAGAACTTGCTGCAGCCAAACAAGAGATGGGCGATGACAAGTATCGCCAAGAATATGAATGTAGCTTTGATGCACCAGTTGAAGGCGCATTTTACGGTGGGCTAATAAATGAAGCCGAAGAGCAAGAGAGAATTACAAAGATTCCTAACGAGACACTCTCCCGTACTGTATGCGCTTGGGATTTGGGTATTAGTGACTCTACTGCTATCTGGGTTGCCCAACTAATAGGTAAAGAGGTAAGGCTCATTGACTTCTGTGAGAATCATGGCGTTGGTCTAGACTACTATGTTAGCTGGCTACGCGAACGAGGCTACTCAGATGCAGAGCAAATCCTTCCGCATGACGTTGAGGTTAGAGAGCTAGGATCTGGCAAGTCTCGTAAAGAGATGTTGATTGACGCAGGGCTAGAGATTACAGTTGCACCTAGATTATCAGTTGCAGACGGTATTCAAGCAGTAAGAAAACTGCTACCTAGATGCTGGTTTGATCAAGAGAAAACTAAACAGGGGCTTTCTGCATTGCGTAACTATCGCAGAGAGTATGATGAGAAGCGTAACGTATTTTATGACAGACCGCTACATGATTGGTGTTCACACGCAGCAGACTCAATGAGATACCTTGCTGTAGGATTGGTGGAGACAGACCACTCTTGGAGCAAACCCTTAAACATTAACACTAAGTGGATCATATAATGGCAAGAACAAGCGAAGAAGAAATTAAAGTCCTACTGCGAATGGAGATTGATAACGCTATTGGTTATCTTGAAACAGAAACAGTTGAGGCTAGGGCAGAGGCATTAAATGCTTATTTGCGTAATCCATACGGCAATGAGATTGATGGCAAGTCTCAGATTGTCACTGGTGAGGTTGCAGAAGCCATTGATGGTGCATTACCTCAACTTATTCGTGTATTTACTAGCAACGAAGACGCTGTACAGTTCGAGCCAGTCAAAGATGGTGACGAAAAGTTCGCAAAACAGGCTAGTGAACTAGCAAACTGGGTGTTCTATAAGCAAAATGACGGCTTCTTGATCCTGCATAACTGGTTTAAAGACGCATTAATGCAAAAAGTGGGCATTGTTAAAGCCTACTGGCAGTCAAATAAAGACACTACACGCGAATCATACAAAGATTTGACCGAAGACGAGCTAACAATGATGCTCGCAGACGGTGAGTGGGAGATTGTCAAGCAAGAAGTAAACCAAATTACATTAAATGACGGCACAGTTGCCAATACTTACAACGTAACGATCAAAAGAACTGAAGACTATAGCCGTATTATCGTTGAAACAGTGCCGCCAGAAGAGTTTATTATCGACAAGCGAGCTACTACCATTGACGATGCACAGTTCTGCGCTCATAGACGCTTTATAGCGCGTGGAGACCTAGTTGCTATGGGTTATGATCGCAAACTTGTTGAGCAAATCCCAGCATATGATCGTTTAACATACGCACCAGAGCGTTTAGCTCGTTATTCTAACGGTGAAATCCCAGAGTACATCCCAATTGATGATCCATCAATGCAGGAAGTTGAGATTTTTGAGTGCTATATCAAGGCTGACTTTAATGGTGAAGGCTTCAACTCATTACATCGCATCGTAATGGGTGGTGAGTTCATCTTGGATCAGGAAGAGTGCGACTATGTACCTTTCCACAGCCTATGCCCTATCCCTATCCCACACAAATTCTTTGGTCAGTCACTTGCTGATCGTACAATGGACATCCAGCTTGAGAAAACGACACTAACACGTCAACTTTTCGATAATCTTTACCTAACAAACAATGCTCGCGTTGTTGCAGTTGAAGGTCAAGTGAACTATGACGATTTATTAACGTCTACTGCTGGTGGTGTGATTCGCGCTAAAAACATTAACGCGGTACAACAACTAACAGTGCAGAATACTGCAGCGCAAACCTTCCCGATGTTCGAGTACTTGGATTCTGTACAGGCCAAACGCACTGGCGTTAGCGACATGCAGCAAGGTCTAGATCCATCTATCCTACAAAACACTACAGCGACTGCAGTTGCAGCGATGACACAACAATCTACTGGCAAGCTAGAGCTAATTGCTCGTATTTTTGCTGAGACTGGTGTTAAGTCATTGTTTAAAGGTATATTGCACCTATTATGCAAGTACCAAGATCGTGAACAGACAGTTCGCTTGCGTGGTGAGTGGGTTAACTTTGATCCGCGTGAGTGGTCAGACCAATACAACGTAACAATTAACGTAGGCTTGGGCAACGGTAACCGTCAAGAGCAGATCGCGACACTACAGATGATCTTGGCTAAACAAGAACAGATTATTAGTCAGTATGGCGTTAACAATCCATTGGTAAGCCTCAGTCAATATCAAAAAACATTGTCTCGCATGGTGGAGATGGCTGGCTTTAAGGATACAACTTCATTCTTGAACACAATAACGCCAGAGTTAGAGATGCAAGTCATGCAACAAGCGTCGCAGCCTCAACAAGATCCTTCTGCACAAGCTGCACAGATGCTTGCTGACATCGAAAGAGCTAAGGCAGAACTTAAAGCACAGACTGACAACGCTAAGAACGAATTAGAGCGCGAGAAGATGCAGCTTGAAAATGCTCGCAAACAATTAGAGCTAGAGCAAAAATCTTATAAAGACAATGCCGAGATTGCTATCAAACAGATGAAGTTACAGATTGATGCAGCTAAGGCTCAACAATCTAACGACTCTATGCAACTTGATTCTGTAATGAACTCATTAACTTCATTGCAGCAAATAGCAAATAATGATATAAATACAGAAGAATAGAAGGAATACTTATATGGGAAAAAAAGCAAAAACCCCTAGAACGCCTGCTACGCCAAATCCGTTTCCATATATACAGCCAGATGTATATTTTGATCCGCAGGCTGGTATGTATTACGCCTTAACTGGAAAGCAAGTTAATGGTAAAGATCAAAGAACTACTGACTTTTCTATGATTCCTATCATGAATCAAGTGGCTAATCAGGCATATCAAAATGTTGGAACTCCAACACTAGAAGAGATGTTCCCTATGGTATCTACTCCAGAGCAAATGTCTGCACTACTTTCATCTACTATGTCACCAGCAAATAGTGCTGGAGCTGGTAGGTTCTTAGGTTTATTAGGAAACGCTGGCGCAAATAATGAATAGAACAGAGTGGGCTATCAACTTACTTGATAGCGAGCATTTTAAAGAATTATTCAACGAACTGAAGGAGATTGAAGTTAGCAAAATTGTTAGCTCAACTCCTGAAAATATAGGTGAGCGTGAGAATGCTTACCAAATGATTAGTGCTTACAATCAAATCTACTCAAGTATAGAAGCTATGGCTGCTGACAAGAAGATAATTGAGAAGCGCTGGAAGATTTGGTAAATATTTTATCAAACGTATAGCCAAGCGAAGTTGGCAATAAGGAAATAAATCGATGGAAACCACCAACCCTTCTGGGAGTGAAAATCAACAGCCGTTAGGCACTATTAATGAAGCAGCAAGTTCTTTCTTTAACTTACTAGGTGATGACGAAGCACCCGAACAAGGGCAAGCAGAAGCAGAATCAGGAGATGAAGTAGAGCTACAGGGTGAAGAAGATCTTGACGATTATAGTGAAGATGATTCATACGAAGACTCTGACGAAGAACCACAACAAGATGAGCCGAAGTTGGCTAAGATCAAAGTTAATGGCGAAGAGTTAGAGCTATCTGAAGACGAATTAATCAACTATGCTCAACAAGGTGTTGACTACACCAAAAAGACGCAACAATTAGCAGAGCAACGTAAGATCTTAGAACAAGAAGCTCACGCTGTGCTAGAGGCAAGGCAGATGAGAGATGCCTATGCTGAGAGGTTGCAGGTTTTGGCGCAGGTGCTGTCTGCACAAAATCAACCAGAGGACTTAGAGACTCTGAAAGAAAACGATCCTGTCGGATATGCAGTAAGAGTTGCAGAGATGCAGCAGCAAGAGAAACAGATGAGTCTGGTAATGGCAGAACGTGACCGAATTGCGAGAGAGCAACAAGCGGAGCAGGTTATGCAAAAACAGCAGTTTGTATCTCAACAGGCAGAAGTTTTAGCTAAGGCTTTACCTGAGTATGCAGATCCAGAAAAAGGCGAAAAATTACGCGGTGATATGCGTAGGTTCGCTAAGACAGTAGGTTTTTCTGATGAAGAGCTGGCTGAAGTCATCGACTCTCGTCACGTTTTGACATTGTATAAGGCGATGCAATACGACAAATTACAGCAATCTAAGCCGCAAGTAACAAAGCGTGTTAGTGAAGCACCAAGAACGCTAAAATCTGGTAACGGTGTTAAATCTACCAATACAGATCAGATGAAGCGAAACAAACAACAGCTCAGAGCAACAGGCAGAGTTAAAGACGCTGCTAAGATCTGGGAACAATTATTAGGATAAAGGAATAATCATGGCTACATATCAAACCTACCAAGCGATTGGTCAACGTGAAGACTTAATTGATGTTATTTACAACATCTCTCCAACTGAAACACCATTCATGAACTCTATTGGCAAAACTAACGCCACAGCACGACTACACGAATGGCAAACTGACAGCTTGGCTGCTGTTAACGTAAGCAATGCAGCAATCGAGGGTGCAGATGCATCATCAGCTACATTAACTCCAACAGTTCGTTTGGGTAACCGTACTCAGATCAGCCAAAAAACTGTTAAAATTTCTGGTACTTTGGACACAGTTAACAAAGCTGGCCGTCGTTCAGAAAAAGCATACCAATTAGCTAAAGCATCAGGCGAATTGAAACGTGACATGGAAGCAATTCTTTTGTCAAACCAAGTTGCTGCTGACGGTAACGGCTCAACAACTGCTCGCGTATTAGGCGGCTTGCAAACATGGTTAGAGTCTAACTACAACGGTGGTTCTGGCGGTACTGCAGGTGCTGATGGTACAACTGCTCGTGTAACTGGTACAGATCGTGCGTTCACATCAACAATCTTGAACAGCACAATGCAATCATGCTTCACAAACGGTGGTTCACCTACAATGTTGTTTGTAACTCCAGCTCAAAAAGTTGTAGCTTCAACATTCTCAGGCGTTGCTACTCGTTACCGTGATGTACCAGCTTCACAACAAGCTCAAATCATCGGTGCAGCGGACGTTTATGTGTCAGATTTCGGAGTGATCCAAATCGTTCCAGATCGTTTCATCCCTAACACAGACAACGATGACGTAGCTTTCTTGGTTGATACAGAGATGGCTTCAGTTTCATACCTACGCCCATTCCAAACTAACGAATTGGCTAAAGTTGGTGACTCTGAGCAAACTCAATTGCTTGTGGAATACACATTGCAAGTTAACAACGAAGCAGCACACGGCATTATCGCTGACTTGACTTAATCGTTAAGGAAAGGAGGGGGAGAAATCTCCCTCTTTTTAATATGACAGACAAAAAAATATCAAACGGTATTACTACCACAGATTTTAAAGACGATGGTGATCAATTAATCGTCACACAAGAACAAAATATTACAGATATTCTTGAGGCTAATAAGGCTGACTACAATGCAACCGACTCAAGAGCAGGTTGGGGCGATACTCTAAATAACCGAGTAGCTCGTATCCCTCTAGCAGTATTTACTGACCTAGAAAAAAAAGGAATTACAAGGGGCTTGACTGTCATTGACATGAAGCGCTTTAAAGATTGGCTAAACGATCCTGATAACAGGGTATTTAGAACTCGCGCAGGAAAAATCTAATGGACTTATCTACTTATTCTGGATTGAAAGACGCTGTAGCTAGTTACTTAGCTCGTAGCGATTTAACGAACGAAATCCCTGTATTTATACAGTTGGCAGAGAATCGCTTACGCAGAGATCTCAGAACTAGACCTATGTTAAAGGTTGCCACTACAACGACTGTGGCTAATGATAGTACAGTACAAATTCCTGCAGACTTTTTGCAGATGCGTGATTTGCATATTAATAACAATCCTATCACTGTTTTACAGTATCAGTCACCAAGCAATTTTTATAGAAACACTTTCTCAATTATAAATGGAGTGCCTCAGCAATATACGCTGCTATCTGATCAGTTTCAGTTAGCACCTATACCTGACAGCGCAATGACGCTACAGATGCTTTATTATGCAGCTCCGCCATATCTAAGTTCACTAAATTCATCAAACGTATTCTTGGTTACATGCCCAGACTTGTTATTGTATGCATCACTAGCAGAGGCAGAACCTTACTTGATGAATGATCCGAGACTACAAACATGGGCTAACCTATATGATCGTGGCCTTGCTTCACTTACAGTTTCAGACGATCAAGGTGAATATGCTGGCTCACCACTAGCTATTACCACATCATTACGATAAAGGAAAATATTATGAGCTTTAAAGAAAAAGTTAATATGGCTGACTCATGCGATGCGTCAATTGTTCGCGGTGCAGCTAAAGAAGAAGTAACTAGCATCTCAGGTTACTACACAGTTAAATGTCACGATGCAGAAGGCAGCTTAAAGTGGTCAGATGACATCCATAACCTTGTCACTACAGTTGGCAAGAATAAGACAATGGACACAATCTTAGGTAACACTGCTGGCGGTGCTATTGTGATGGGCTTAAAGGGAGTTGGAACTGCTGCTGTAGGCGATACACAAGCATCACACGCAGGTTGGGATGAGGTTGGTGGTGCAAACGCTCCTACATATTCTGGAAGCCGTCAAACACCTACATTCTCTGCAGCTTCTGCAGGCGCAAAGGCAACTTCAACTGCCGTTGTATTTACAATGACAGGATCTGGCACTATTGCTGGCTGTTTTATTAACATTGGCGGCTCTGCTACCAAAGATGATACAACTGGCACATTATTTAGCGCTGGTGACTTTACTGCTGGCAATAAGATTGTAACGTCAGGCGATACACTAAGCGTAACATACACAGCAACTGCTGCTTAATAGGAGAGCTTCATGGCTCATGTTGTAAAAGACAGGGTAATGGAGACTACCAGTTCAACTGGAACTGGTACTATTACGCTTGGTGGTGCTGCTACTGGCTTTCAATCTTTTTCTGTTATCGGCAACGGTAATACTACCTACTATACAATTGTTGGTGGTACTGAATGGGAAGTTGGTATTGGAACTTATACAGCCTCAGGCACTACTTTAAGCCGTGATACTGTATTAGAGTCATCTAATGGTGGATCTCTTGTAAACTTTAGTGCTGGCACTAAAAACGTATTTGTAACTTATCCTGCTGAAGAGTCTGTCGATCAAGATACGGCAATGACTTTAACCAATAAGACTATCAGCGCAGACAACAATACATTGTCAGGAATCGCTGCGTCTAGCTTTGTATTATCTAATTCTAGTGGAAATATTGATGGCTCTGCTGCTCAAAAAGCAATTCCAGCAGGTGTTGTAGTTGGCACTACCGATTCTCAAACACTAACTAATAAGACAATTAGTGGCGCATCAAATACATTATCAAATATTGGTAACTCAAGCCTTACAAACTCAGCAATCACAATCAATGGAACATCTACATCTTTAGGTGGTTCTATTAATGTAGGAACAGTAACAAGTGTTGGCGGAACAGGCTCTTATGGTGGGTTAAGTTTATCAGGAACTGTAACAAGCTCAGGAAACATTACTTTGGGCGGAACTCCTACAGGAACTTGGCCTATTAGTGTTACAGGCGCATCAACGTCATGCTCTGGTAATGCTGCAACTGCAACTGCCGCTGCAGGAAGCGGTTTTTTTACTCAGCAAACTGGTAGCGAAGGAAATATTGGATGTAGATTTACAGGCCAAAGCGATGTTTATATGTTTAATAACGCTTCAGCTTGGGGAGTATATTCTCCTGCTGGTGGAAGTGCTTTTCAATATACTCGTGGCACTGGGTTATTTGCTTTCAATGGAAATGCAAGCAGCGCTACAAACTCAACACAAGTTGGTGGCATCGCTGCAAATAGAATTGTTTATGGAGATGGCGCATTTAAATCAACAAATTCAAACAGTTTTAACAATTTAGCAAATCCTACTGGATATTATTATGGAGATTCTGCAACAGGCGCTCCTACAGTTGCATGGTACAACTGGATGAATATGATGGGCGATGCTTGGCAATCAAATAATAATTACGGATGCCAATTTGCCCAACATTTTTGGGATGATAATTTTTACGTTAGAAGGGTAGTGAATGGTGCTTGGCAAACATGGAGGCAGCTAATTCATTCTGGAAACATTGGCTCACAATCAGTAAACTATGCTACTTATGCAGGAGCTTTAGGCACATCACAAGCTACTACAAGTGGAACTGAAATAAATTTTACAGGTATTCCTAGTTCAGCTAACAGAATTAATGTAATTCTTAATGGAGTTTCAACTAATGGAACTTCTTTATTAATTTTAAGGCTAGGAACATCAGGTGGTATTGTTTCATCAGGTTATACTTCAAGGTCTGGATATTCATTTGGCGGAAGTGTTGCTTCAAATACAACAGGAGCTACCATATCTGATGGTCAACAAGCTGCTGATTTGGTAATTGGTCAATTTAATATTACTAGAAGATCAGGTAACGAATGGGTGATAAATGGCACTTTTGGTCAAACAAATCAAAACAAAATGACTATTAGTAGTGCCATAATAAATTTAGGTGGAACATTAGACCGTTTACGACTCACCACAGTAGCTGGCACAAATACATTTGATGCAGGTTCTATTAACATTCTTTACGAGTAGGATTAACATGAAATATTACATTAAACCAAGTGGTGTTTACATTGAAATTCAAGATGATATTCCTGTAAGTGACACACTTTTAGAAGTGCCAATCCAAAGACCTGATGACACTTATGACTGGAATGGAGATGAGTGGATAAAGTCTAATCGTGAAAATCAAGCAAACAAACAGTTAAGAGCTTATGCTTACAAAGAAGAATCAGATCCTATTTTTTTTCAATGGCAACGTGGTTCTAAAACACAACAGGATTGGCAAGATAAAATTGATGAAATCAATCAACGCTATCCTAAATATTAAGGAATAATTGATGTTTGGTATAGCAGCCTTTGCACAATTAGCATTTTCTTCACTTCCAGAAGGCGGTCAGCAATTTGCTGTATCTGTAAGTGAAAGCGTAACTATCACGCATTCACAAAATGTAACTGCTCAATTTAATGTAGCTACTAACGAATCACAAACATTAACAACCAGTGAAAATGTATTAGCTCAATTTGCAGCAGCAATTAATGAGTCTCAATCTATTAATGAAGCGCAAAATGTAGTTGCAGCGTTTTTGGCATCTAGAGATGAAAGTCAGACTTTAACTGACACTAATGTTGGCAGCGCCAATATGCCAGTTTTTGTAGATGAACTACAGACTATTACAAATTCTGAAGACGTAATTGCCAGTTTTGTTGGGAATAACACAGAATCAATAACATTAACGGAAAATAATGTATCTAAGTATGATTTTGTAGGGAACAATGATGAATCAGTTACTTTAACAGACCTGCAAGCTGGCAATTATAATACAAGCGCATCAAGATCAGAAAGTGTTACATTAACAGATACAAATAATGTTACTGCTCAGTTTTTAGGTAATAGGTCAGAAAGTTACACACTTACACACACTCAAAACGTATCAGCTAATTTTGTTGGGCAATTGTCAGATACATTTACATTGTCTGATTTACAAAATGCAGTATTTGCATTTTTTGGAACTGTAATTGAGTCAGTAAATTTATCAGAAACTAATGTATCTCAATTAGCATTTTTATCTGAAGTTAGTGAAAATGTGGTAATTACTGACATAAATAACGTAACAGCGCAATTTGTATCATCATTAACAGAAAGCATGACATTATCAGAGTCATACGGATTAGTTGGCTGGTATGTAAGCGCTGAAACGCCTTATACATGGAATCAAACAGCAGAGGCATCATACACATGGACTGATGTAGGTGGCAATTCAAACGCATGGACAGTTCCTGCAGAGTCATCTAATTCATGGGATGATGTTGCATTTAATAGCAATACATGGACAGACGAAGGATAGTAAAATGGCAAAAAATAAAGTAAGCGAATGGAGTTCAGTAGCTGCTAATAATACAGACGTTGGTGGCATTGATATTGCTGAAGGATGCGCCCCTTCTGGAATTAATAACGGCATTCGTGAGCTAATGGCTCAAGTTAAAGACATGATTACAGGTGCTGACGGTGATAGCCAAGTAGTTGGTGGCAATTTAACCGTTAATGGAACTTCTACATTGACTGGAGCTGTTGTTGCAACTGCAGGTGTTACTGGGGCAACTACAGGCGCGCACAATGGATCAGTTGGAGCTACAACTCCAAGCACAGGTGCGTTTACAACCTTGTCATCTACAGGAAACACAACTCTTGGTGATGCTTCCGCAGACACATTGACAGTAAATGCTACTCCTACATTTAACGTAGCAATTCCAGTTGCTTCAGGCGGTACAGGATCATCTACTGCTTCAGGCGCTAGAACAAATTTAGGTGTAACTGCTACTGGATCTGATACTACATATGCATATCGTGCAAACAATCTTTCAGATTTAGCTTCTGCTTCTACAGCGCGATCTAATCTTGGACTAGGATCAATCTCGACACAAAACTCTAATAGCGTATCTATTAGTGGTGGTTCTATTACAGGAATCACAGACTTAGCTGTAGCTGATGGTGGCACAGGTAGTTCTACATTAAGTGCTAATGCAGTATTATTAGGTAACGGTACAGGAGCTTTACAAACTGTTGCCCCTAGTACATCAGGTAATGTATTAACATCTAATGGCACTACATGGACTAGCGCAACGCCTCAACAGCCACTAACATTAACATCAAGCCAAGCAACAACAAGTGGGAATACAGTAACTATTACTGGAATTCCATCAACAGCAAAGAGAATAACATTTTTATTAAATGGTGTAAGTACAAACGGCTCTGCAGTTCCAGTAGTTAGGGTTGGCAATTCATCTGGATTAATTTCATCTGGATATGTTGGCGTAAACGGATATGGATTTGGTTCTGGCACTGTACAAAATTCATCAGGATTTTCAATTTCAGACAATTATGACCCTTCATATAAAATATATGGAGCTATTGTAATAACAAAATTTGATTCTTCAAGCTGGTCTATGACTGGAAATATTGCTCTTCATACAAACAAATTAACAACTGGGAGTTCTTTTGTTTCAGTTTCTGGCTCTTTAGATAGAGTTGCTATTGTTACATCTGACACATTTAATAATGGCGCAATTGCTGTTATATACGAATAAACTTTAGGAATTTAAATGGCTATTCAAAGCATAACATTTACAGAATGGACTCCTGATCAACCTAGCATTGTTGAAAATTTATCATATGCATACAACGTAGTTCCTGCTGCAGTTGGGTATACACCGTTCCCATTGGCTGTAGATTATTCTGCTGCGGCAAGTGAAAACTTAAATTCCGTATTTGCAGGTCGTTTTGCTTCAACAACAAACGTATTTGCTGGCGGCGCTACTAAACTATTTAAATTTGATTCTTCAGATTTAAGTATGGATAACGTATCTAAGTCTGGCAATTACTCTGCAGTTGAAAAATGGAACTTTGTACAGTTTGGAAACACAGTTATAGCTGCAAACAATGTCAACAAGTTACAAGGATTTACGTTAGGATCAAGCACATTATTTGCAGACCTTGCAGCTAATGCCCCTGTCGCAGAATATGTAACAGTTGTCCGAGATTTTGTTGTTGCTGCAAATTTAGACTCTGGCGTTAACGCAAATAAAGTTCAATGGTCTGACATTAATGATGAATCAGATTGGACTTCTGGTGCTACTTCACAATCTGACTATCAGATCATTGCAGACGGTGGCAATATTCATGGGATTACAGGTGGGGAATTTGGTCTAGTTCTTTTAGATCGCGCCATTGTTCGTATGACATACATTGGTTCTCCATATTTTTTCCAATTTGACACAATTGCCAAAGGACTTGGTTGTATTGAAGGAAACTCAGTAACCAAATATGGCAATGTTACCTACTTTTTAGGTGAAGAAGGTTTTTATGCATGTGATGGTCAGACAGTAACTCCTATTGGAAACGAAAAGATTGATCGATGGTTTTGGTCTAACGTCAACCCAGCTAAATTATCAACAATGTCGGCTACTGTAGACTCATTTAGAAAAATTGTTGTCTGGAACTTTGAGACAACTTTTGCTAAACGTGGTCTATTAATCTACAACTGGCAAGTGCAAAAATGGTCTTACGGTGAAACTGATGCCCAAGTTATTGCCACAAGCGCATCTGCTGGTGCTACTCTTGAAGGGTTAGACATTAACTACGTTATTAATGCTGGATCTTTTGTAACATCAAAAGAATATACTATTACTGAAATTGGAACTACAGATTTTACATTAATCGGAGCTTTTGCAAACACGGTTGGTGTTAGATTTACTGCTACTGGCGCTGGAACTGGAACTGGCAAGGCAATTGATCTTGCTGCTGCAGCTGCTGCTGGATTTACACTTGACACAATGACAACGTCACTTGACTCAAACTTATATACTGGCGGAAAAACTTTATTTGCTGGCGCTGTGGGTGGTAAAGTAGTGACATTTACTGGACAACCGTCAGATGCTCGTATTGATACTGGGTATGTTGGAAGCCAATATAACTCAACAGTAACGCTTGCTAGACCATTAGTTGATAGCGGATCTGCAAGTGTAGCAATAAAATCTGTTAACTTATTGAATCAAGTGGTAGATTATGGCAGCTATGTTGACGCTTCCAGCGAAAATAGAGTATCATTGAGAAGCAACGGAAAATATCATTCGTTGTCTATCAAACCAACAGGCGCTCGATGGTCTAATGCACTAGGCGTAGACATTGAGATTGTACAACAAGGTACGCGATGACAGTCGTTAATAATCAGTATAGGGTTCTAAATCCTTCTGGCTCTAACCCAAGAGAGATCTCTGAGGTTGTAAATAATGCCATGAACGGTAAGACTAACAATACTGGATATTTTAGTACAACTGCATCAACAACGTCTACAATTATTTATAACGAACGTATTGGCGCTGATTCTGCAATTATTTTCACTCCTATGGATGACAAGGCAGCCTCAGAGATGGCTAAACTATATGTTGGCACAAGATCTCAAGGTCAAGCAGTTATTCAGCATGATTCTAATGCCCACGTTTGTACGTTTATGTACATTATAGTTGGATAATGGATTTCGTATACGTTCCACCAGCAAATATTAGAAGCGAGTGGGCTTGGGTTCGCGATGGCTTGGAGAAGGTAAGAGATAAGGGTCATGATGACTGGATCTCTGAAGACATTTATTGTGATTGTTTTGAACAACGCGCAATGCTGTGGATCAGGAAAAAGAAAGACGGATTCATGGTGTTGCAACCAATTGGCAAGAGTATGCATATCTGGGCTGCATGGTTAGATTCAAGAGATCCAAAAGATTTGGCAAGCGGCATGGAAACAGTAAAAGAGATAGCCCGACATGGTGGATGCAGTAAAGTTTCATTTTCATCTGTCAGAAGTGGATGGGTTAGAAAAGCAAAATTATTAGGCGCAAAGCCTTCAACATGGGAAGTAGAACTATGAGATATAACCATCTAGATATGTTGCCAGAAAAGGCATTTTCACCAGTAGGTAAACGTATGACGCTTGAGGGCGGTGGTGGCTCAAAGGGATCGTCTACATCAACTCAGGGTATTGATCCTGCAGTTAAGCCATATATTACATATGGTTTAGGTGAGGCTCAAAAGCTGTATCAATCTGAAACGCCTCAATATTACCCAAATCAAACATATATATCACCATCTGCACAGACACAGGCTGGATTTGAGGCTGCTCAAAATCGTGCAGTGGCTGGGAATCCATTGCTTCCTGCAGCTCAACAAAACTTAATGAATTTGCAGAGCGCTACGAATATTTCTAATCCATTATATGCAAGTATATATAGAAACGCACAAACTAGCCCACAATTAGCTCAAGATGTTTATTCTGGATTGGCTAGTGGTCAAATCTCTAATGCGGCTAACCCTCTCACTCAATTTAGTGCAAGTGGTGGCTATTTAGGATCTAACCCTTATTTTAATCAAGCGTTAGCTGGTGCTGGTCAAGCTGCTACGCAACAATATTTTGATGCTATTAATCAAGCTCAATCAGGTGCGTCGCAGGCAGGTCGTTTAGGCTCAAACGTGCAATCTAATTTGTTTAATCGTGCAGGTACTACACTTGCCAATGCATTGACTAATAAAGCTGGCGAATTGGCTTACAATCAATATTCTGCAGAACGTGGATTGCAAGAAGCTGCTATGGGCAGACTTGGAAATCTATCAGGACAAGATATTCAAAATCAATTGTCTGGCGCTCAACAACTTTCAGCAACTGGACAACAAGCACTTGCAAATCGATTATCTGCTGCTGGCGGTCTTTCTGCAAACTCTGCTGCAGACTTGAATCGTCAACTTGCTGCTAGTCAAGCTGCTCCAGCACTTGCTAATGCTGACTACACTGACATCAATCAATTGTTGCAAGTTGGTCAAGGCATGGAAGACTATCAACAACGCGCACTTGAAGCTGACATTAATCAGTTTAACTTCCAACAAAACTTACCATACGCAAAACTTTCTAACTACCTATCTGCAGCATATGGCGCACCTAGTGGCACAGTTACTCAGACACAAAGCTCTGGCGGCGGTAAGATTGTATGCACAATGATGAACGAGTTTTATGGTATTGGTTCTTTCCGTAACCGTGTATGGCTTGCTCATTCAGCATCTATGCCAAACGCTAAGGTATACGAAAAAGGTTATCACACACTATTCTTACCATTGGTTGCATTCGCTAAGAAAGACGGCTTCTTTAATAAAGTGGTTCGTAAAGTGCTTGAGCATGTTGCTAAACATCGTACTGCAGACATCTATAAACAGATGCGTGGTAAGAAGCGAGACTTGTTAGGTCGTATCTATCGTGCAGTTATTGAACCTGTCTGCTATACAGTAGGCAAGGTAAAGGGGGCTTAACATGGGTCAAGCAGTCTTAATCGGGGCAGGTGTAGGCGCAGTAGGATCTGCGCTTATGGGTAAAGATCCATTAAAAGGTGCTGCTATCGGCGGCACTTTAGGCGCTGGATATGGTGGTGCAACAAGTGCGATGAAGGGCGGCAGCTTTATGGAAGGCGCTTTTCCTTTTCTTGGTGAGACTACTAAGGCATCATCACTAGGCACTATTGCTCAGGGTGGTGGAGCTACATTGCCTGCATGGACACCAGAAATTGGCATGGCAAATACATTCAACACTGGCGCAAACATTGTAGGAAGCGCTCCAGCAAGCGTATCTGGTTTAGGTAGCATTGCACCTAACATGGGATTAATTAACAAGATCGGTGAGAGCGCAATTACAAATCCTGCAAACTTATCAGGCGTGGTATCAAACTACTCACCTGCTATTATGTCTGCCGCTAGTCAAGGTGGCTTAAATGCTGCTGCTACATCAGTTCCAATGCTGCAACAACTTGGCTATACTGTAGATGAAATTAAAGACATGCTCCCAGAGCTAAATTCTAAAAACGTAGGTAACATTATTGGTGGCGCAAACGTAGCAAAACAATACATGCAAAGACCTCAATTACCACAAGCACCATCAGGTACTATTAAGCAAGGCAACCCTCCAGCAGTAACTCCTGTTAATGAATTACTTGGGTTAAGCAAACCTCAACCAAAAAAACGCATCTCATTATTGGTAGGATAAATCATGGCTAGTTTATTAGACAACGTATTAAGTTTTGGCGCTACACCTCCAGAATATCTTGGTGGTTTAGTTGGTCAACAAGGCGTAGAAGAGCTACGCAAAAGAGCTGGAACTACAGGCGTGTTTAATGCACTTGTCGGTTATCTAGCAACTCCAAAAAATCAAGGCTTAGGGATTGGCACAATTCTAGGCAACACACTTATGGCTGGTCAACAAGGCGCTCAAGGGGTATACGATCAGGCAACGCAAGATTACATGATGCAGCAAAAGCTGGATGAAATGAATCGTGCTAAAGAGATGCAAGCAAGAAAAGACGCATTCATCTCAAGCATTGGTCAGCCAAACGCAACCCGTCAAATTGTGACTCCTAGTGGTACACAAGAGCCTGTGCCTACAGAAGCTGGTGCAGTAGCTCCATCATTCGCAACGCAACCAACAGCGCCAACGGTAACACAAGAGAGCTATTACGATCCTAATGTAATGCTACAACAAGCATTGGCTACAGGCGCAATTGATCTTAAAGATTACATGACGCTTGCTGCTAAGAAAAAACAAGGCACACAGTTATTATCTAACAAAGAGATTGAGCAATTAAAGACAGAAGGCTTTGAGCTTCCTACAGATCGTGGTCAAAAATATCAACGTGACATTGACACAGGCAAGATTGATTTAGTTCAAGGTACACTAGCGCCAGAAAAACCTACATTTAAGGTTGGTGATATTCAAGAATTTGAAAGCGGTGGATCTAAGATCACACGCGAATATCAAGGCAATAACAACTGGAAAATTATTGGTAAGAGTGCTGTAAATTCTGGCACTGGTCAAGAGTCTATTGACTTCTTAACGCCACAAGCACAGCTAGGACTTGCTAAAATATACATGCAAACAGGTCAGATGCCTCCAATTGGCAGCGGCAAGAATGCTGCATTAATGAGAGCTAATATCTATAACATGGTATTCCAGCTACAAAAAGGCAAGATGACTGACGATCAAATCGTTTCAAGCATTGTAGGCAATAAGCAAAATCGTGCAGCAGAACAGCAAACACTTAAATCATTCTCAGGTGGTATTGAAGGTCGATCAGTTCGCGCAATGAACACTGCAACTGATCACTTGTTTACACTTGAAGAGGCTGCTGACGCGCTTAACAATGGCAATGTTCGTTTGTTTAACTCAATTGGCAACAAGATCAATAAAGAGATCGGTGTAGCAGCGCCAGTAACCTTTGATGGCGTTAAAAAGATTGTTGCTGGTGAAATTGTTAAAGCGACAACTGGATCTGCAGGCGCTCTTGGTGACCGTGAAGAGGTTCAAGCAAGCATTATGGCGGCAAACTCTCCAGCACAGTTACTAGATCAAATCAATTACTACAAAAAATTAATGGCTGGTCAATTGCAGAGCTTGGAACTTCAATTCGTTACTGGCACAAATCGCGGCTCTTCTGAGTTTAGACAACGCCTAAGCCCTAGAACAAGCAAGCTATTGCCTCCTGCTGCAGATACAAACGATGCGTCACCAGCTCCGTCTACTCAGGTAGCTCCGCAGCCTATCGTATCAACAAAACTGCCTGCAACTAGCGATAAGCCAAACGAAAAAGGCTGGGTATTGCAGGTAGATCCAACAACTAATGTTAAGGCTTATGTAAACCCTAAAAATACTAAACAATACAGAATTGTAGCGGAGTAAACTATGGCTGATAACAAAAAGTTAGTATTCAACCCAAGCAACGCTGTCATGGTTTATCAGGCAGCGCCAGTTGAGGCTGGTACGTTTAATCCTGCAAACGCGGTTACAATTGATCCACAAACTGGGGCGCAATTTGATCCACAGATCCCAACTCAGATGGCATTGCAGCAAAGCGCTGAAGCACAACGGGCTTACAATCAAGCAAATCCACAGTCAATGACAAGCAAGATGTTAGAGGGTGTTGGCAAATTGTATGATGAAAGCAAACTTGCTGGACTAGCTCCAGAGGTTAGCCCTTTGATGGGCGCATTCAACACATCTGCAGCAGCAACGATGGCAGGATCAGCACCAGCACGAGCAATTACAAGCGGTGCAGGAAAGATTGCTAATGTTGCGTCTACAGTTGCGTCAGCTCCATTTAAGGCTGCTGGTCAAATCGTTAGCGAGACAGCATCAGACTTTGTTAAGAAGGCATACCAAATTGGTAAGGGTGGTGACAAGAACCTAGCATCTGCATGGAGACAAGGCAAGGCTGCTGGTCTTTCTGCTGACGAAAAAGGCATGAGCGCCATTGGTAACTACTTCAGAGCATTCTTTCCAGAGTCAAACGTGTCCGACATTGCTAAGGCAAAGGATATGTCTAAGCAGGCTGGTGGTGTGTGGGATGTAGCTAAGAAAGCTCAAGAAGCTGATGTTAAGATAGCACAGATCAGCCCACGCTCTAATTGGTCTTTACCTAAAGACGCAACGCTTGTCCTTCCAGAAAACTTGCAAGTAAGTCCACAAAACTTAGGATTTACTCAAGCATTCAAGGCAGGTCAAGAAGCCACTTGGTTACCTAGCGGTAAGACTTTTGTTGACGTATTAAAGAACCCAAGAACTTTCCCATCTCTCGTATCTCCTAGATTAGAAGCTAATTTAGGCTACGGTGTTGGTGTTGGCAGTCGCTATGCTAACAAGGCTGGTCAGTTGTATAACCAATTGCCAAACCTAACAGAAGCCGATGTATATAATTTAAGTTTGCTAGCACCTAGATTTTATGAGGGGAAATAAATGACACCAGACGAACAAAAAGAACTTCATAAAGAAGCGATCAAAGAAGCTATATCAGAATGGCTAGACAAACAATTTATTAGTCTAGGTAAATGGACACTTAAAGGCTTATCTGCAATGGGATTGGCTGTACTTGTTTACTTATGGGCTGCATCACACGGATGGAACATTAAATTGTGAAACAATCTCTAATTAATAAAATTGCTTTATGTGATCACTGTGGACATGCTTTCACTATGAACATTGAGGGCGATGAAGTAACCTGCGATAGCTGTTTGGCAGAGAAAGAGTTAAACAGTCAACTTATTGATGAAGGTGTTTTGAAAGAATACAACTATGTCAGTGACTAATATTAGGGGCAAGGCTCAAGAATATTTTGAGCGTATGGCAGGAAAAACAATTGAGGCTGTGGGTATATTTGATGGAGAGCTTGTTATCTTTTTAGACAACGGCGACGAAGTATGCTTATGGTCACAAGATGACGCAATGGCAATGCAGATCAATGAAAGACCTGAGCTAGATGATTAATAGTAGAAAGCTAGAAGACTTACATCCTAAAGTAAAGGTATTGTGTGAAAAATTTATCGAAAAGTGTAAGAGCAAAGATATTGACGTGCTTATCACTAGCACATACCGCGATGCTGAAAGTCAAAACGCTTTGTATGCACAGGGCAGGACTACTGCTGGCAAGATTGTCACAAATGCACGAGGTGGACAGTCTTATCATAATTGGCGCGTCGCTTTTGATTTTGTGCCTATCGTTAATGGCAAAGCTCAATGGTCTGATGTAGCTACATTTAATAAGTGTGGCGAGATTGCTGAATCAGTTGGACTCGAGTGGGCAGGTCGCTGGGTTAAGTTTAAAGAGCTTGCACATTGTCAATATACTAATGGATTAAAATTAGCAGACTTTCAGGTAGGGAAGACAATTTGAGAAAAAAATGGTATAAATCTAAGACCTTATGGTTTAATGTGCTTGTTGCAATAGGCGCAGCAGTTGAGGCATCATTGTCATTAATAGAGGGATACTTTAGTCCTATTACTTTTTTGACATTAATTGCTATCGTTGCTGGCGTAAATGTAGTGCTTAGATTTATATCAACTAACGGATTAGAGAAGTGATACTAACTTTTTTAAAGATGTACTGGAAACAGGCTGCAATAGCGTTGACATTAGCCATTATTTTTGCGTTTGGATACTACAAGGGCTACTCATCACAAAAACGTGAATTTGACGCGTTTAAAGCGCAAATAGAGGCAAATGCAAAAGTACAACGCCAAAAGAACGCAGAATTGGCAATAAAACAGCAAAAAGTAAGTGAAAATATTGCAAAAGGGTACGAAGATGCTATCAAGAAACTTAATGATCACTATGCTGCTAACACTAAGCGCATGCTCAACCGTTCCGCAAGCAGTCGAGTGTCCAAAAATGTCGACTCCGCCACAGCAGTTGATGCAAAAACCGAAAGCAATTTACCTGATACCGCAAGAGATACTACCCTAGATTGCGCTTCAGATGTTTTACAGTTGTTGTACCTTCAAAAATGGATAGAAGATCAATTATTAATTCAATAGCGAGAGGTCATGGAAACGAAAAAACCTATCACCCACTTGGTGATACCAGATGTGCAAGCTAAAGAAGGAAACGATTTTACATACCTAAAGTGCTTAGGTAACTTTATAGTACAAAAGAAGCCAGACACAATAATTTGTATAGGCGATTTCGCAGACATGGAATCGTTATCGACTTATGACAGGGGCTTAAAATCTTTTGAGGGTAGAAGCTACAACAAAGATTTATGGGCTGCTCGTGAGGCTATGGATGCATTGCTGACACCTTTATATCAGTTTAATGCCAAAGCCAAACGTAACAAAGAGAAACAATACAAGCCACGCATGGTTTTAACACTAGGTAACCATGAACATCGAATTGATAGAGCAATTAATGAAGATCGTAAACTTGACGGTCTTATTACTACCGATGATTTGCCTTATCAGGACTGGGAAGTAATACCGTTCCTAGAGGTGGTTACCATAGACGGAATAGCGTACTCGCACTATTTTACGTCAGGCGTGATGGGTAGACCAATTACTACTGCTGCAGCATTGCTCACTAAAAAGCACATGAGCTGTTTTGCAGGACACCAGCAAGGTAGACAAATATCATACGGTAGAAGAGCGGATGGTCGGGAGATGACTGCAATAATTGCAGGATCATTTTATGAACACGAAGAATCATACTTAGGCGCACAAGGCAATCAACATTGGCGTGGATTTTATGTCCTGCATGATGTACATGACGGCGCATTCGATGAGATGGCAGTAAGCATTAAATTTTTAAAAGAACGATATAACTATTAGAGGCGCATATGGCACTTACACGCGAAGACATAGACAAAATTTTAGGTAAACAATCAGTGGTTAGTCGTGCGTTTCAGTCTAATCAACCAAGTGTTACCTCAACCCCTAGAGGCGTTGTAAGTGGTACATATGCAGACTTGTTGCAGCCTGTAACAAATAATGCTGTTGGAAACTTTCTGTTTGGTGACATCCAGCGCGGCTTAAACGCTATGAGTTATGGCGAACCAACAACGTATGGCGGAAACCTTCAGACTGGAGGCATCAACCCTGCCTACTTAGGAGCAGCACTAGCTGTTGCCCCAATGGGTAAAGCAAAAACGGCAAGCAAGGCAGCAACCTCTACAGTTGATGATTTAATTGGTCGATTCCCAACAACAACCCCAGCTCGCATTGTAAATCAAACTAAGGCTGGTGGTGGTTATTCAGTAAACTTGCCTACTGGCGCAATTCCAGAAGAAGGTTTAATGATGGGGATGTATAAAAATACAGATCCACGCAACACAGTAGTTGAGGGATTGCTTAAAAAGTCTGACGTTGAAAAGCAGGCTGCAATGAATGCTAAACAGTTAGCTAATGAAGACGTATATTTTGGCACATGGTTTAATCCAGAAGACAAGATGACATATCTTGACGTTTCAAAACGATTTGATCCTAAAGAGTTACGCAAGGCTGTTAAATTTGGTGAGCGTACAGGTCAACTTGCTGGCTATAATGTTGGTAAGGGAGAATCATTTAATGTAGGGAATTGGAATGATTTTGTACGAAGCCCAGAATACGCAAAACGCTTAACAGAATTAAATAAAACAGGCACAGAATACTTGGCTCAACACCCAACAGTAAACTGGTGGGATCTACGCGGAACTCCTATTGAGGAGATTTATGGCGCTGAAAATATTCCTAATATTGCAGGCTATTTAGCTGCAACTTCACCTGTATCTGACGTTCCACGAAATACTCGTATTGCGTCTGAATATATGCGTAGACAGTTAGCTGGAGAGCCTATTATTCAGCCTGAGTTTAGAATGCCAGAGACCTCAGTTTTTGAGACTGTTGGCAATATGATGCCTATGGAAACTGGTAGAAAGAAAAATCTTATTGCTGCAAGCGAAGGTCGCATTAAAGACCTAAGTAAAGAAAAAGTTCGCAGCATGGGGCAGGCATTAATGGGTGATCCAAACGCAATGGTATTTGACCGTCACTGGGCTAATTTATCAGAGAAGCCAGCAGAAAATATTTTTACTGGTATTGAAAAGGGCGTATTCCCATCTGGTAAGCAATACTCAGATCTTGAGAAAATTGTCGCAGCACAAGCTAAAAAAGAAGGCATGTCACCACGAGACTTTAGCGCCAACGTATGGACAGGCTATCGTGATATGGCTCAAAAACAAGGCAATGTGTTTGGTGTTAAAACTGCAGGAGCTGGCATTCAAGGTGAGTCAAAATCAATCGCTGATACATTCATGGATCAATTGACTGTTAAAGCTAAAAAACTTGGCATGACTAAAGAAGAGATGATCAAGAAACTTAAGTCTGGTGATATGAGCCTATTGAGCCTTCTTGCAATTCCTGTAATGCCAACACAAGAACAGAAATAAAAAAGGGGGATTACCCCCCTTTATCTTGCTGCTGTTTATGCCACCATTTAAACTGAGCGAACTTATTCCACTTTTCATACTCTCCTTTTTTATATTCAACGCCAGAGAATCTTGCTATTTGTTTAATATGTTCTTCAGTTAAGTTTGGCTCTTTATATTCAAAATTATCAGTCATACACTCCTTTCAGAGCTACATTTAGTAACTCGTTTACTTTACTTGTAATGTCTTCATAGTCATCAATGTTTGAAATATATCCTTGATCGCCTTCTTCTGCATAGTCACCTTGCAGCACAATCCTATCGCCAGCCCATGATCCAATCAATGGATGCTCGTAAGCGTCACCGCCTCCGCGACCATTGCTATTAGCAACAAGCAAGAATAATGCAGTTGCTGTTGATCTAGGATAACCAACTTGCTCAAGTAGCTTGTATCCACTTAAACCATCTACTTTTTGTTTTTTATCTACGTTATATAGTGTGTGATATTGTCCCATGTTATTCTCCTTTACCTGCTTTTAGAATTTTGTCTGCAGCACTAAAAATACGTTGTGCTGATTTGTCGCTGATTTCGCCATCTTGTAGCCAGCTTTGTACATAGCCACGAGACTCTTTATCACCAGCCAAGTTAAGTGTTTTGCATAAAATGTATGCAACAGACTCAGCTTCTACCTCTTTAATGTCGCGTGGTGTTAATTCTGAGTCAGCAAACAAACCTTCTTGAGTATGTCCTAGCACAATGTGCGCAAGCTCATGGAAGCGTGTTTTGTGTGGATACTGAGCTACTGGGTTAATTGCAATCTCGCGATCTTTAGCATAACCCTGACAGTTGCCATTAGCGTACTCATACTTAACTTGTTTAATGTCAAGGTTTTTAAGTGCTAATTCAGCATTCCACTCTTGTATCTCTGGAGCAACAAACTCTTCACCTTCTGTTTGCTCAAGGCTAAACCAGTTTGCTTTTTCTTTAAAGATACGGAATACTTTACCAGTCTCTTCGCCAGCATCATCTTTTTGTTTGATAGTAATAGGCAATAGCAATGATATTGCTTTTTCGCCACGCTTTACGTTACGACCAAGTGACTGCCATTTTTTATATGACGCAATTGGTGATAATGTAAGACCACGATCTTTTAGTTGATGATAAGCAAGCAGTTGATTACCAACGCTATACTCATGAAATAATCTGTAGCAAGAACTAATAATGCCTTCTTGTTCTACGATCTCTGTTAGGTACTCAGACCATTGAATGTTATTTGTTGTCATGTTACTTCTCCTTTAGCGTTTAATTTATTGATCGGTAGCAAGTAGATGTAAATCACCGATGTAGTAACTATACTCTTATTTTTAATTAGTGCAACACTTTTTTAAATAAAATACACAAATATTTTTATCAATCAATGTTTATTGATATGTTTTATTAATGATTATACTGATGCGTACTGTTTAAAATAGGTTCAAACTGTAAACTAATAGTTGAGATCTCAGCTATTTTTTAAACTAAGGAGCTTATTATGTGGACAAAACCATCAGCAACTGAAATGCGTTTCGGCTTTGAAGTAACAATGTACATTATGAATAAATAGTGGTATAGTTTTAAATGAAAGCTGCGCCCAAAGAGATAACGTCAAAGGGGCAGACAAATATGTCGGATGCTCAAAGACAGCTTTCACTAATAACACACCCCACACGCCTCTAGACTGCTAACACTGAGATAAGCGCAACCTTGTGGGGTTATTTTTTGTAATGTAATCCTTCATTAGAATTACGACCTATATTTTCTATACGCTGCTCTCCATCATCCCAACTTGTCTCTGGATATTCGTTCAATGGTAGTGGTGGTGGAGTCCAGCCTCCGTTAGTTTTTTTCTTAGCACCAAAAATTGTATCAAACGACTGATCGAATTTTTCTTGTGCCTCTTTACTGCCAAATCTTGTAGCAATTGGATCGCCTGTAATTGGATTTGTTGTTGCCATGTTAATCTCCCGTGTTTAATGTGCTTGCAATGCCTCTGTAATAGCTAGTAGGCTTCCTTCTCCAGCTTGCTTGAACCTTTGTATCAGTCTGTCTTATTACGCGCAAATTAGGGTTGCTTGCAATAAGATCATCATAGATACCCTTTTCTTTATGAAAGTTGCCAGCATCCTTTGCCTTGTAATACTCTTCAAGAAGCTGCTCGTATGACTTATAAATAAATGGCTTCTCTATTACAGCGCTATACTTGACAGCCCATCTCTTTATAACTTTGTTGTATGAGTCAACCTTCTTTAAATAACCGTTTAATATAAGGTGATCACACATGCTACGCACTGAGCTTGGAGTTCCAATCCCAGTGAGTTCGCTAATCTCTTCTTTAGTCAACCACTTGCCAAAAACTGCACGATAGATCTTATGTCTATTGTTAATGGCGCTATAAGTTCTCTGTACAATTTTTGACATGATATTAATCTTTAAGGTTGAACATAGGTACAGCATTACCCATTACTGTTTTTGGTAACTCACCGTTCCACTTCTCAATACGTTTAAGCTCAACGTACTCTTTACCGCCTTGTTGCTGGATCGCTTGCGCTTGAATACGGATAGACTCTGCCTCACCCTTTGCCTTAGCAATGCGCTGATCAGACTCAACCTTAATACGCTCAAGATCTTGCTCTGCCTTTAGCTTTTGTTGTGTAGCAATAACCTTTTGCTCAATTGCAGCCTCGTATTGTGCTGAAAATCCAAAGTTAACAAGCGATGTTTCATTAATGATCAATCCGTATTTAGAGACTTTCTCTTGAATAGTTTCATGGATAGCGTTTGAAACCTCTGACCGCTTTGTAATCAACTCTTCAGAATCATAACGTGCTGTCACTGCCTTAAAAGTCTCGTTAACTGCAGGCAATAGAATCTTGTCTTCTAGTTGTAATCCAAACTCTTTATACACATGGGCTACCTTAGCGCCATCAAGTCTGTAGTTGACAACAATGTCCGTATGAACTGACTGCATATCTCTTGTGCTGGCGTTAGCGTTTTTAAGATCAGCCTTAGTAACCCTTACGTCAACCGTGTGTACGCTTGAGATCGGATTAATAAAGTGAAAGCCTTCACCAAGTGTCTGCATGCTAACCTCACCAAGTGTGACCTGCACACCCTGATGACCTGCCGATATGATTGTAAATGATGCAAACAAGAAACCAATCAATCCGCCTGCAAAAGACAAGCCTGTAATTCTTGCTAGATTAAATTTATACGGAACGTCTTTATATGGAACGCCTTGTTTTTCACTTTCATACCTTTTGTTATATTCTTTTCTTGTCCACGCTTCGCCATTTTGCATCTCAAAAAATAATGCAGCGCCAAACGCAAAAACTAATCCAATAATAATTTCAATCATTTCTCTTCTCCTAAAAAAATGGTGGGGTACTCACTGGTTCAATAAAATAATCACAAGATATTGAGGTCTGGGCTACAGACTAATATGCTTTCCCCCATAAATGGTTGGCTACTCACACACCCCCTGCATGCTTTCGCCAATTCGTTAAAATGGGATATCTGATTCAATCTCATCTAGAGGTTGATTCTGATATGCATTCGCCTTAGCTGGCTCTTTTGGTTCGCTTAACGTATCACGTTTACCGATAAGCGTTAAATTGTTTACGTTGCATTCAAGGCTTGCTTTATTCTCGCCCTGTTTGTTTGTGTATTCATTCAGTGATAGCTCGCCAGATACCGCAACTTGCGTACCCTTTTTTAAATACTCAGCTAGTTTAACGCCACGATCACCAAACAATGTGCAGCGAACCCAGCTAGTTTTTTCTGATTTACCAAAGCCAGAGCGTAGCGCCACAGACCATGATGTAATTGGTTTTTGATCTGCAGTGTAACGTACCTCTGCATCGCTTCCTAAGTTACCTGTAAAGTTTAAGTTATTCATTTATGTCTCCGTTATTGAACCGTTATTGTACTCTTGGCATAGGTTTTGACAACAAATATTTGTGTCCTAACTGTCTTTTTAATTCTTCTATCATCTGGTCACGCTTTGTCACAGCCTCTGCTGGTGGTGGTGAAATTTTTCTGAAGTCAATTAGTTTTTCAAACATAATAATCTCCTATAAATGATAGCTATTTTTTCTTACGCGAAACTTAAAGAAGTCTTCGTGCTGCGGAAATTCTTTAGCAAACTTTCTTGCGTAGTGACTGATCCAACCATCATCAATTTTGTAGTCACCACCTACGTCACCAATATCAGTCTCCCATCTAACGCGGTGAAATATACTTTTTGCTGAGTATGATTTTTTACGTCTGGCGATCTGAAGGGCAAACTGTTTAAACAACTCATAGATGTCTGGATGTTTTTTGTCATACTCTTCAAAGTTTTCTTTAGTCCATTTATTAATCATGATTATCCTTTCAATGTTTCAGCATATTTTTTAAGTGAGCTGCGTGTCTTGCTGTCCAGTAAGCTCCATAAAGCAATCTTCTCTTCGCTGAGTAGCGATGATGTCTTCCCGTGAGCATCTTCCATGTGTCCACCAACAACATCACCAATAATATCAATTGCAAGATCTCTAACAAACTGTTGTGATTCTTCATCTAAACTCTCCATTGCTCCTGCTAGTGGTGTAACTTTTTGTGGCGCTTGAACCTTGTCTTCTTCTGGCAAATCTTCACCAGCATAGATGTATAAACCAATACCATGTAGTGCAATTGCTTTAGCTAGGCAGCGCTGCATTGCAGTGTTTACTGCCATTGCATCTGGGTTAGGGATTGCCTTGTTACGAAAGTCAAGGACTGGCAACTGTGCAGTCATTGTTTTACCAAATGCAAATACTGTACAAAACACCATTAGCGTATCACCAAACTTAGCTGGCTCATTGTAATGCCATGTTGCTTCTGGATCATTTTGTAATAACTGATCTACTGCCCATGCCCATGATAGATACGTTAAACCGTTTTTCTTTTCTGTATGCTGGTTTACGTTGATTTTGCTTAGTTCTTTAAAGTTACTCATCTCTTCTCCTAGTTAAAAATAATATCTTTATTGTCAAAGTTTTCTACAACCCATTCTGTAAAGTTGTCACCAAAGTTTTCTAGCATCCACTCTTCATTATGCGCTTTAGGTTCATTGCTTAACATATGATCCCAAAACTGATCGCTGTATTTGTCTTCCATTGCATCCCAATTAATAGAATCAATGAAACGCTCTAGATCAAATTCTGCTTGGTATTGTTGTTCGCACATATTATTTCCAATCAAAAAATTTTGCAAGTAACTCGCCTACAAGTAATAAAGCAATAAAAATAATTAATCCAACTACAAAGATCAATAAGTTTTCCATTACTTTGCCTCCGCCTTGTCGTTATCTTCTTTAAGTTCTTCGTTAAGTTGTTTAAGTAATTCTGCTACTTTTGCCCAGTCAATGTTACTCATCAAATCTCTCCTTCATCTCTGTAATCATATCTGCAAGTTTTAATTTGTCATCTTGATCTAAACCGTATAATTCTTCTTCTCTTAACAAAGCGCCTAGTGCGTAATACAAATCCCAGTAATCTTTGATCTCTTGTTGTTCTGCTGGTGTTAAATCTGCATATGCCATCTCGTTCTCCTGTGTTAATATGTGTTGCGTTAGGTATAACTATACTCTTATAAAAAAGTATTGCAACAATTATTTACCAGAATTTTAACAATTATTTAAATTGGCAGGCAAATATGTATAAGAAAAATAAATACAATAATAAAATCACGGAGTTAGATGGCATTAAGTTCCATTCGCGCAAAGAATCTGTGCGTTATTCTCAGCTAAAACTGTACGAAAAAGGTGGATTAATTAAGGATCTTAGGCTGCAAGTTTCGTACGAGCTGATACCTAAACTGGTAATCAATGGTAAGACCGAACGTGCTATTAAGTATGTGGCAGACTTTGTATATATAGACACGGTAAATAATAAAGAAATTGTTGAAGATGTAAAGGGGATGATTACAGACATCTTTAAGATTAAGTATAGGCTAATGAAACAAATTTACAATATTGATATAAAACTTACATAAATGTGTTGCATTTAATAAATAGGTATGTATAATCACTACATCAACAACGCAATCGGAGAAGAAAATGATGTGGGCGCATATAGAACAGCAAGAGAATGGTTCATGGTTATTGAGAGTTAATCAATCTAAAGCTCCATGTGGTGGAGAAGTAACAGAGTGGGATACAAAGCAGCAAGCCATTGATATTGGTATCGCTATGGGTGCAAAGGTTTACAAAGGAGAAGAGTAATGGATTGGTTTAAACATGATTCCAATGCGAATCTAGATGAGAAGCTGCAAGAGGTGCTACTTGACTATGGACTTGAGGGTTATGGTCTGTACTGGTACTGCCTAGAGCTTATCGTTGGGCGCATATCGCAGGACAACATAACCTTTGAGCTAAAGCATGACGCTCGAATTATTGCGCGTAACACTGGATCAACACCCCAGAAGGTTGAAGAGATGATGCGTAAGTTTGTAAAGCTAGGATTGTTTGAAGACAACAACGGATCAGTGACATGCTTGAAGGTTGCTAAACGATTGATGACTTCTGCTACAAGTAACCCACAGATGAGGGCATTAATTCAAAATGTTAAACAAAAACAATCAGATGAGAGTGCGTCATGTCACCGTCATGACTATGTCATGCCAGATAAGATAAGATTAGATAAGAAAAGAATAGAATATATACCACCAATTCCTTCAGAATTGTTATCGGATTATCTAAAAGTTAGGAAGGCTAAAAAGGCTGGTGACTTAACGAAGACTGCATTCGAGGGAATAGAGAGAGAAGCTAAGGCTGCAAACTTATCCACAGAGCAGGCAATTAAGATTTGTTGTGAGCGTGGGTGGGTAGGATTTAAAGCAGACTGGATTAAACCAGAAGAGCCTAAGATCAAAGAGTCATTCGGATGGCGTAATGATGACACACAGATCATGAAGATCGCAGCACAGCTAGGCGTACATACGTCTGGTAAGTCTAGGTTCGAGATACTTGCTTTAATTGACAAGAAGAAGGCATCGCTATGAAGTACATAATTTATTTAACACTTTTAGTGTCAACTGCAGCTAATGCACATTGTCGTGTTGCAAATAATGATATTGTATGTGATAATAGCAATACGTTAATTGAAACGTACAACACGCTGATAAAACCGCAGCAGCTTCCTGTCAACGTATTTGTTGTTAACCAACAAGTATTATTACCGCAGATCGAGAGTAACTATAACTTTGATTTGCTACATGAGCGGGTATTTGAAGTAAAAGAACGGAGAAGATAATGAATGGCACAGATTTATTAATGGCAGAAGTCGATGCTGAATCAAAAATTATTGATGATATTAATTCAATTATTAATGACAATACTGTTTGGATTAAGTACCACGAATTTGATGCCAAGCCAGTATCAGAGCAGGTATTAACTGAAGATCCATTTTTAAGCTGGCTTGCTGATAAGTATGAGTTCATTGGTGGAATCTTAAAGATAAAGCCATTTAGTCAATATGACTGGCATACAGATACAAATCGTGGCGTATCAATAAATATGCTGGTGGCACATAAAAACAGCTTTTTAATGTTCTCTGACCAAGAAGAGAGTTTGGTTAAGGACATATGCCCAATGCAATACAAACTTAATCGTTATTACCTATTTAATCCACAGATACCTCATAGCGTTATTAATTTTGAGGGTGATCGATATATGTTTACCATTGAGTTTAAGAGAGACAAAAACTCTTTGACTTATGAAGAGTTATATAACGATGTATTTAAAAACTATTACACAAAGAAATATATTTTAGAAGAGGCAACCAATGAATAAAAAAGGTAGGAAGGCATACCCAGAACATATGCGAGCTAAAACAACGTCATTAAGACTGCGCCCTGATCGCTTAGAGATGTTTAAGTTCTTGGGAGGTACTCAGTGGCTTAACGTAATCTTAGATACGCTTATGTGGGAGAAGAATCAGAGTGATCTGGACACAAAAGAATAGCTATTATATGGAGTCAACTGGCAATCGTATTAATGCAACACAGTCAGTTGGATATTCTATAAGTAAATCAACAGTTTATGATAAAGATATTTATGAGCTATGGGAGCTGCCTTATAACAGCGCTAAGATCATATATCGGGGAGAGAGTTTAAAGCATGTTAAAGCACAAGCCATTCAATATCACAGCGCAAAACTTACCAGTGCTGATAGCAAAGTTAAAGGATCTGCTAGAGAGTTATCCAGAGGGGAATTGGCAGGTGCTGATCAAGGAGCGCTCTTCTGATCGTAGCGTAGAACAGAATGCTAGATTATGGGAGCTATATGGCAGCGTAGGTAATTATCTGGGCTATACGGCAGAAGAGATGCATGACCTGATGGGATATAAGTTCTTGCTGATTGAAAAGAATATCGGCAGAGAAAAGGTGACAAAAGTCCAGAGTACGACTAAACTATCGGTTAAGGATATGGGCGAGTATCAAGAGAAGATACAAGCATGGGCAAGTAACTTAGGATGGAGTTGGTGATGTGCGAATCATGTGCAAAGTTTTGGATTGTAGCTTGGTTAATACTAGGCGTTGCAGTATTTATTTCAATATGCTTTTATGCACCAGCTAAACAACGTAATACAATTGCATATGACTGCAGACTAGCAGAGATCAGTGTGGACTATCCGCAACAAGTTAAAGAGCAATGCAGAAAACTACTAAAATGAAATATGTACTGCTAGACGATGAAGGTCAGCCTGTTAGATACTTTGACTATCCTGCAGAAGGTACAGTTGAGGTTGTTGAGCCTAAGCTGACTTTTGATGAGATGCTAGATAAATTCGGAGAAGCGTTGCTATGAGTAAAAAAGATGCAGCATTAGAAATGGCTATTATTTGTTTTAATAATAGAGATGATTTAGAAAGCCATGAAATTGTTACATTAAACGCTTGCAAAGAAGCACTAGAACAACCAGCGTGGCAAGGATTAACGGAAGAAGAATTTATTTATTTTACAAGCTGGGTAGATGCTGAAACTTTAAGTCAAATTGAACAAGCATTAAAGGAAAAGAATCATGGAGCTTAAACTAATTCTATTATGCTGTGCATTTAGCTTTATTACTGGCACATATACAGCAGTTATGGTTACAAAGGATAGAGGCTGCACTGTGACATACTCTAAAGACAATGAAGTTCATGTGATGGTTGGCAGCAGATGATTGTATTTAGACCTTTCAAACATCCTACAAAGCATGTATTCTTATCTGGGCGCATGCGTGTTATCAGATCAAGAAACACAAAGGGAACTCGCGCTTTAGCTAGATGGATGAAGAGACGAGATAAGTGGAGAACGTAATGCTAATAACAGTTAAAGATTACATGCTGTGCTACTCGCCTGCATTCGCGTTAGGTGTTGCGACAGGGTTGCTGTTAGCCATTGCACTAAGACATAGACCAAGCAAAACTGCAATGTGGAGAAAGAAGCATGGAAAATATACACGCAGTATTTAACATTGATCGCATGAGGCAGATTGTTTCAGAGCCAGCTCGTTATATTAAGAACTGTGCAGATAACAGAAGAGCGCCACATCTTTATCTTATATGCTTTAAGTATGATGGCGATAAGTTTCATTCAGACTTGAGGATGGGAAGAGTAAATGTCGGTAAACGAGTTTATTAAGAATTTAGCTGCAGCAGGATTTACTGGAATTTTTAGAGCTACTAATGGCGAACAGTCTTATCATGGCGTTATCAATGATGATGGAACGATAGATAAGGTTAAAGTAAGAACGGTAGCTGAGAGCAGAGCAGAGATCAATAGGATATTACATGGCAATCAAGCTAACAAAAACTGAGCAGTCAATATATGAGAATGCTATGTTTGGGTACAGCGTAGAACAGTTGTCAAACATATACGAAATATCAGAGTCACAAATTAAACGTCATCTTAGTAGCATCTACAAAAAACGTGGCGTTAAGAATAGAGTTGAGCTGATGGCTAAAGAGTTTATGACATTGATCAATAGAATAAGAGAGCTGGAGAATGACTAAAGATGAACGCAATCATTATGCTAAAATTGCTGACAGCGGTTGTATTGTTTGCTTGCTTGCTGGGTATGGTCACAGTCCATGTGAAATACACCATATTAGGACTGGAACTGGCAAAGGTCAGAAGTCACATTGGTCTAAAGCTATTGGCTTGTGTCCTACACATCACAGGCTGGGTGGTCATGGCGTTGCTATCCATGCAGGTATTAGAGCATTTGAGCAGTCTGTTGGCATGAGTGAGGTAGAACTGCTAAATAAACAACTGGATCTATTGAATGGATGATTACAAAAACGTAAAAGAAGTGACAATCTTAGTTGATGGAAAGAAAGTGCATATAAGATT